TGTCTCGTGCAAAGCAGCTGAAGTCTTTATTCAGAATGATTACACCACATCTAACATTGAAAGATATTCCACTTGTTGCAGTTAACCACACTTATATGGAAATCGGCATGTTCCCTAAAGCTGTTGTCGGCGGTGGAACTGGTTCTTACTATGGTGCTGATAACATCTGGATTTTAGGCAGACAGCAGGATAAAGACAATGGAGAGATACAAGGGTACCATTTTGTCATCAATGTTGAGAAATCCCGTTACGTTCGTGAGAAATCTAAAATTCCAATTACCATTAGCTATGAGGGTGGCATTAATCGCTGGAGTGGTCTTCTTGAGTTGGCCATTGAGGGTGGTTATATCAGCAAACCGAAGGTTGGTTGGTACTGTTTGGTGGACAGAACCACTGGTGAACTTGACGGAAAGAACTACCGAGCGAATGATATCGTGGACAATAAAGACTTTTGGTTGAACATCTTCGATACAACAGATTTTGCTTCTTATCTTAAACGGAAATATTCGCTCGATACAGAAGGATCTCTTGTTTATAATGATGAATGATCAGGTATTGGTACGTTAGTCGCGAGGGGAATCCATACACCATTGCTATCGTTTATCATTTGTAAAGCGATATCTGATTTAGGTCTTTTACGTTCTTTTGTGATAGTGTTAGCAATGTGTGTCCTGCCAGTATTTGCCAATCTGTTCTTTTCGTTCCACTCTTCGGTTTTCTTTATAAGTTTACACGTTAAAGACATATTCTTTCTGTATGATTCGTCTTTACAGAATTCTCTATTATAAACAGTTTGTTTGTTGTTTCTTTTCCTGGAATCGACTCTTTTTCGGATTGTTTCTGATTTCTGTTTCTTGCCAGTTAAAGATTTTGATATTTTAACAGCAGTTTCTTTTGAACAAGTTCTAATAGCATTATGTATACCATCGCCACCATCTGTTCTATTAAGGAGAATACCTGTGCCTATATCTTTACGACCGTACCATCTGATATACCGACGCTCTAATGCGAGAGCTCCTAAGTTCGTTAGGTTTCTTTCCATAATAACGATTTTCGATTTGTCTTTCGGTACTGAAACGCTGTGGGATTTATCATAGGCTCTGTTGCCTTTGCCTTTCCCAATGTAATACGGTTGTCCTGTATTCTTGTTGATATAGGCGTAAATGTAATAAATATCCATGCTGTCGCTCCTTCTTAGCGGTAGAGCCCATGGATCCTGCAAGATCGCGATGGGCATTATATTTAGTTGACTTTATGGTTTATTTAGTTTATAATGATGATGAGGAAACTGCGGAGGTTCAATGAGCATCGAACGTGTAATTCTAAGTAATCTTTTATTTAACGATAAATACAATAGAAAGGTAATACCCTTTCTTAAGAGTGATTACTTTCAGAATTATTCCGAGCGTGTGGTCTTTGACCTCATTGACGAGTATGTTAAGAAGTATAACTCATTTCCTTCTGTTGAAGCGTTAGCAATAGACCTGTCTAACAAAGAGGGACTAAACGATCAGGCATTCAAGGAAGGTGGAGAGATTCTATCTTCTCTTGAGTCTGATTCTAACACTAAACTGGATTGGCTTCTGGACCAGACAGAGAAATTCTGCCAGGATAAAGCATTATATCTCGCTATAATGCAGTCAATCAAAATCATGGACGAGAAAAATGCAGCAATCTCCAAGGGAAGTATTCCTGGAATCCTCACTGACGCTCTTGGCGTCTCTTTTGATACCCATATTGGTCATGACTTTCTGGATGATAGTGATGAGAGATACGAGTTCTACCATCGTAAAGAGAAGAGAATTCCATTCGATCTTGACTACTTCAACGTCATCACCAATGGTGGACTGCCAAACAAAACTCTCAATATTGCACTCGCAGGTACAGGTGTCGGCAAATCGTTATTCATGTGTCACTGTGCCGCAGCAAACCTATCAAAAGGTCTCAATGTATTATACATTACACTAGAGATGGCTGAGGAGAGGATCGCCGAACGTATCGACGCTAATCTCCTCAACGTCGCTGTTGATGAACTTGAGATGCTTCCGAAGCAAACATATGATGCTAAGATTAATAAGGTAAAAGAAAAGACTCAAGGCAAACTTATTGTAAAAGAATATCCTACCGCTTGTGCAGGATCCGCTAACTTCCGACATCTTCTTAATGAGTTAAAGATTAAGAGGAACTTTGAACCAGATATCATATACATTGATTATCTAAATATTTGTCTATCGTCAAGGATTAAGCATGGAGCCAACGTCAATTCTTATACCCTTGTCAAAGCAATCGCAGAAGAGCTCCGTGGGTTGGCAGTTGAGTACGACGTCCCTATCGTCTCGGCAACTCAAACAACTCGAGGAGGCTATTCGAACTCAGACGTGGGACTGGAAGATACATCAGAATCCTTTGGACTCCCAGCCACAGCTGATTTTATGTTTGCACTCATCTCCAGTGAAGAACTTGAAAGTCTCAACCAGATCATGGTTAAGCAACTCAAGAATCGCTATAATGATCCTGGGAATAATCGTAGGTTTATTATTGGGATTGATCGCTCCAAAATGCGTCTCTACGATGTCGATCAATCCGCTCAAGAAGGTCTTACAGATGGACCATCAATGAAGTCTGTATTCGATAATAGTAAGTTTGGTGAGGAAGATAATGAAAGAGGAAAACCAAAACCAAAGTTCGATAAATCGAAGTTTGCTGGGTTCAAGTAAAACGCTCGAAAACTAAATACTCCTAAAAAAGGAGTATGCTATGGAAAAATATGGATTCGTATACATCTGGTTTGATCGCAAACGTAAAATGTATTACGTCGGTTGTCATTATGGCACCCATGAAGATGGATATATCTGCTCTTCAGATCGAATGAGAAATGCTCGCAGAAGAAGACCCCATGACTTCAAAAGAAGAATATTAGTTACTGGTATATCTACTCGAGAAGAAACCTTTGCTATAGAGCATAAATGGTTTGGTCTGATAAAAGAAGAAGAGCTCGGTAAAAAGTATTACAATCTGCGTAAACACAAATGGGGACATTGGTCTACTGATATTGATTCAAAACTAACCGTTGGAGAAAAAATATCAAAATCGAGAACAGGTAAAAAGTATTCTAAGAGACGCCCACGCACTGAAGAAGAAAAGCAGAAAATATCTGCTGCTCTAAAGGGTAAGAAAACTTGGAATGCAGGAGTAACTGGTTATCGCGTAGGTCCGTATAATAAAACGGAGTATAAAACTAAAGGCTATAGTTATGAAGCATGGTTGGAAGGCAAGTTCAAATGAATCGATCGTTGAATCCATGAAAATCATAAACGATCTTCATTCTGAAACTCTTAAAGTATTAGCACTCTCTGAAAAGAAAGATATTGAGTTTGATTTAGAGATGGCAGAAAGAGTTTGGCTAAAGGTAAAGGGTTATCCGATACCTGACTGCTATTCTACAAAGGATAGACTTGAGATATTCGAGCGTTACTATCACCGTGCCGTCGCTCAATCGCAAGGAGAATAAATTGGAACAAGTACCTAACTGGCTAAGAATATTCATACCTGCTATGTTATTTGCTGGATTATTCCGTGTAATCCTCAAAGCATTCGTGCCTTTGTTTGTATGATGTTTAATCCAATTGGAGTAGCTGCAGTAAGAGCAGCATTTATATCTCAGATAGCATATATATTTCTAAAAGTTCTGATGCACTTTTTAGGAGATCCTTAATGGTTGTATGTTCTTGTAACTACATAGATACCGACGATATCCGTGCCGTATTAAATTATAGCACCGACCCTAATCCACAGCAGGTCATGAATATGCTTGCTTGGACACCTGAGTGTAAGAGTTGTAAAGATCAGCTTAAACAAGAAATAGACAAGGTAATAAAGGAGTTCTACAGTGTCTCTCAATTATAAGATCATTCAACAGGGTAAGAAGCATAATGTTGTCGAAACCAAGACAGGGTTGATTATTGGGTCATTCAGAACAGTTCAAGAAGCAAAGAAACTACAGGTGCATCTGAATAAAGGTGGTGCCTTTGATGGATTTTCTCCAGCATTTATTGTTAATTCAGTGTCGACATCTTCCTCTTCTAAAACCATCAATTAGATATTTTTCCAAATCTTGAGAGGAGACGAGCTTTTCTTCTTCTCCTCTCGATATCCATATTCTTCCTCCCATTTTTGAGGAAATTTTTGCTCTAGTTTCTAAAGAATTTCCTTTTTTATTTCTTTCTGATAAATCTGGTCTTTTCTTACCAAACATGGGATTACCAGCACCTTTATATGATTCTTTTTTCAATTTTGACATTTTGGCTTTAGATTCTTCTGTGTGTTTTTTTCCATAAAATGGATGAGACTCTCCACGATGAGAAATAAGATTTTTTATTATATCATCTTTTCCCATAGCGCCAGACAATCCTTTCCAAGCATAATAGTCTTGCTTACGGCCATGTTGTTCCCATAACAATCTATGTGCTTCTGCATGTTCTTCTATAGTAAGAGAAATCAAATTAGACGGATCATCTGTACCGCCCATATGTTTAGGAATGATGTGGTGGGTGTGATAAATAGTCATACTGATGCTCCTTATTAGCGTTAGAGTCCATGGATGTTAGTAGCATCGCGATGGACAAATTATTTATATAATTTTTCTGGGAAAGTCAAAATCTTGACTAAATAATATCATGGAAATATGTAGTCCCTGAAATTGGGACAGCGGCAAGTGCCACAGTATGGAGGGCATCGGAAAAGTCTGGAGAAAACGGTGGGGTTCCGCCAGACCATATTTCTGCGTATATCTTAAGGGAGGCTCGAAAGGGTCTCCCTTTTTCTTATAAATAGTTGTAAAGGAGTTACCTATGACAGCTATCGATGACACACCAGAGAATAAGAATTTTCTTTCTCCTCTTAATTTTAAATTTCAAGTGAAGAAGTGTCCTCATGTCAACTTCTTTGTTCAAAAGGTAGGTATACCTGATATCAGCCTTTCTCCTGCTATCTTTCCTAATCCTATGGTAAAGATACCTCTGCCTGGAGATCATATGACCTATGGAGATTTCTCTGTTACTTTTAAGATAGACGAGGATCTTCAGAATTATCTCGAGATTCATAAGTGGATTAAAGACTTAGGTAAACCTGTAGATTTTCAGGGTCGTTATGACATTCGCCAGCAGAAAGAGTATACTGGTGAAGGAGAGAAATCTGATCTTTCTCTATTAGTTCTATCATCTTCAATGGCAGTAAACTATGAAGTTGTCATGGTTGATGCTTTTCCTGTATCACTGACAGGTATTCAATTTAATACAGTAGATAGAGATGTTGTTTATTTAAATTCAACTGCTACTTTTAAATACTCCTACTACGACATTAATAGAGCTTGACTTTTCGTTTAAAATATATTATGATTATATTATTTCTTTGTGGAGAGATTTATGAAATTAGAAGATATACTTGATCTTTGGCAAGAAGATGTTAATATTGATAGGACAGAATTAGGAGATGCAGCCCTAAATATACCTAAGTTGCACCATAAGTATTTCTCTATCTTTACAAAAGAGAGAATGGTGTTACGCAAATATGAAGCTGAGATGAAACAGCTCAAATTGGACAAATATGAATTCTATACCCAGGGTCCAAGTGAAGAAACGAAAGACAAAGGCTGGAGAATACCTGCAAAGGGATTAATACTAAAATCAGATATTCCAGTTTATATGGACGCTGATCCTGACATCATCAGCCTTAATCTTAAGATAAGTCTTCAACAAGAAAAAGTGGACTTGTTAGATTCTATTATAAAAACGATTATCAATAGAAATTTTGTTATTCGTTCTGCAATAGACTGGCAGAAGTTCACTATGGGAGCAAACTAATGCAGTACGTACTTCTAATACTTCAGTTTATGGCTTGGGTTATTCTTGGTGGTCTAAAAGGTGTTAAAATGATTGTTGATTCGTGGGAAAACTACCAAAAGCAGTTTATTCAGAACCTAATAAATAAAATTAATGAAACTGCTGGTTCGTGGGTAAAGTATCTTTCTTCACTCATGACCTAATAACCTTATGAGATAACATTGACTGATATTATTGGTATTGAAAAACACGATGAAGTATATCTAAAAGTAAAAGCTGAACCTGGCATTGTTATGGAGATGAGTGA